AAAAGAGAAGATCAAACGAATCACACTTTTGAAAGAACTGAACCACTATGATACGATTTATCTTGATACTTTTGATGCTACATCTTCAGGGCTTGAAGGGGCAATCAATCTCCATAGATTCTGCGACTCTGCGAACTGCGAATAGTTATTTGGTCAAGGGTGCGATTGCACGGCAGAAAGTTAGCCAATTACTGAAGGTTGTTCACTCGGATTCTATCATAATTTCGCAACAAGATTCAGTCATCACCAAACAAAAGGTAAACATCGCATATCTCAATGCGGAGAATGATTCACTTGTAAGGCAAAATAAAGCCATTACAAGGACTTTGAAGTTATTCAAGAGTATAAGTATAGGCTTGGGAATTTTAACGCTTGTGGGATGGCTACGATAGACCTTGATAAATTACCCGATGCACTTGATACTTATTTAGGGGATGCATCCGAAGGCTCACTCCTTCAGCAAATCATCATTGATTGGTGGAACAAGAAAGTCATTCCTCCGATTTGGGCGAATCTTGATAGTAAAAAGATAAACGCATCATCTTCGTTGAGACAATCTTTTGTCCCCGGACAGATAACCAAATCACCCACATCCATCAACACCATCCTTCTCGCAGAGGACTATTGGGAATTCGTAGAATACGGAAGGAAGCCAACAAGAAATGGTCACATTGAAGGCACACCGTATCTATGGCAGTCAATCAGAGAATGGATGCAATTCAAAGCCGTCAAACCACCTGAAGATTTTACCTATGATTCATATGCAAAAGCCATTGCAAAAAAGATTCACAAAGTAGGTACAAAGCCAAAGCCATTCCTTGAAAGTGCCTTCACCGAATCAATACAGATGGAATTGGTGAATGAGTTGAATGCTCGTTTCGGAGATTTGATATTCTCGGAAGACATAAAATTGTAACAAAAAGAAAAGTTTATTTGCATTATTGATAAGTTTATTTTACTTTTGCTCTCGTTATGGATTACAACAAAGCAATTGAAACTATCAAACTTAAACGCAGACAAGGGCTATTTCAAATAGTCGCTCGTAAAACTGGCGTATCACTTCCAACGGTAAGAAAGTATTTGGTTGAGGGGAACATCGTTTCACCCAAAGCAAAAGCCGTCATTGAAATTGCATTGAGGGAGGTGAACAATGATTGAGGCAACAATCAACGGATGGATTCTCACAATCGGTGGGGATAAGTATGTCTACATTGACAAGCAAGTTGATGACTATTTACTTGAGCATCACTTTGATGAACTTGAACCATACCTGATCAAGCGAGATGTCTACTTCGGTGGGTGCGTTGAGACCAACTTGGTCGGCATTGAGACGGAAAGATTTTTCTATCTTGAACCCGACAAGTTTACAGTATTATTTATGCTCGGACACAAAACAAATTTCCTATGAATAAAAGCGAATCAATTAAGAACATTGCTGGTGCGTTGGTAAAATTCCAAGCATCGGTGAGCAAGGTAGCAAAGGAAGCCAACAATCCTTTCTTCAAATCCAAGTATGCAAGTTTGGCGAACATACTGGACACAATCCAAAAGCCATTGAGTGAAAGTGGTTTGGCAATCAGTCAATTCCCTGATGCCAATGCACTCACAACAATCATCCTTCACGCTGAATCAGGTGAGTGGATGGAGTCATCCTATGTGATGCCGGTTGCAAAGCAGAACGATCCCCAAGCAATGGGGTCTGCCATCACTTATGCGAGAAGGCAATCCATTGGTTCTATCCTAAACTTGAACATTGACGATGACGATGACGGAGAGAAAGCAATGGGCAGACAGATTCCAAAGAAAGATGAACTGACACCAAAGCATCCATCTTGGACGAAAGCCGTTGAACACTTGAAGACAGGCGGATTGATGACAGACATCACAAGCAAGTTTGAGGTATCTCCGGTCAATATGAAACTTTTAATTGGTGAGAAATGAAACTTCAACTTCCAACAATTCACACTAATTTGAACGAAGAAGATTGGCAGAGGTTGAGAAGTTCACGCTTCACCGCTTCCGAAATCCATAAACTGATGGGAACTCCGAAAAACAAATCGGAGTTCTTGTCGGAAACTGCCAAATCATTTGTGTTTGAAAAGGCAGCGGAATACTTAACCGGTGCGAAATCCGAAATCTATGGTCGTGCTTTGGATTGGGGAAAGGAACACGAGAAGGAAGCCTTCCACTATTTCTCCCAGCAGACCGATGAGTTCTTCACATACTACGGTGCAGAGACATACACCTTCATCACTTACGGTGAATGGGGTGGATATTCACCGGATGCACTTGGTCACCAGTTGGTAGAAATAAAATGTCCTTTTAATTCAGGCAACCACCTTCAAAACTTCTTCATCAAAAACAATGAGCAGTTGAAGAGCAAACGCACGGAGTATTTTTGGCAGATGCAAATGGGGATGATTGCAACCGGATTGGAAGAAGGTTTGTTTGTCAGTTATGATCCCCGAATGCCCATCGGCAAGAAGCTCACAACCACTCTCATCACTTTGGAAGAGGACATCCAAGAGATTATTGATGAGAAATTGACCTACGCTGGGGAGTTGTTTTTGTCAATCACAAAATAAATCGTTCATTCACAAAGCCAATTAGAAAATAAATTTGCATAAGTGAAAAGAATGTTGTTAGTTTGAATCATGGAAATGACAAAAACACAAAACAATATGACACACGAGGATTTTCAAAAAGCGGTAAAAAGCGGAAACACACAAGTAGTTTTGACTTGTGCAAGGTCGGGCAAAGAACTTATTTGCACAATTGTAAGTGCAGGTGCAAAAAGAGTTATCATCAAAGTAAGTGAGTATTATTCTTTTTCTTTATGGAAAGATGGAGTAAAGGACGATGGGAACACTTACAGATTATTAAACAACGAGGGGGCTTAATTGCCCACTAATTTTACAACTATGACACTTGACATAATTTATCCAATCGTTTTAACACCCATCGTTTTTGCGGTGGGTTACGGTCTTCATTGCATTAAGAAAGCAATGAACAAAGAACTTCCCGAAGCCAAACCTTACCAGTTTGAAAGGGACGAGTACAAACCAGAGTTTGACCAATTTAGTCAAACAATCTTCAATCACAAATTCTACAAAGGAAAAGCAAAATAAAACTATGAAACAAATACAATTATTTAATCAATTCACCGAGGTTGAATTGGAAATCTTGAGAAAAGCAACAGATGTTTTGAATCTTTATTTTAACGGCACTACAAAGCCCAAAAGCAAAAGACCGAACCGAGTAGTTCACAGGACAACTCAATTGTTCCTGGATGATGTTAAAAGCGTTTATGGGAATGAATGGGTGTACAGACAAGATGATGTATTTCTTGACATTCTTCACAAGCATCGCAAATCGGATGTGTCCACTTTAATTAAAAAGTATGTTGAATTAAACAGAATTGAAGTCGTGAGAAATAATAATAAAAATCAAAATATCATTAAATTTAGATTCTTATGATAACTTACTTAATCTCGGCAGCGGTCTTCGCCCTTCTCATTTACCGGTTATGGTATTTAGAAAAAGCAACCGATGAACTTCAAGAAGAGGTCAACCAACGCAATCGGCAAATTTGGGATTTGGAAACTGAAATCTTGACCATCCGGTCAACCATCCAGCAAGGCAAAGATGATTTGAACCAAGCAAAGATGATGAGCGAGAAACGGATTGCAGAATTGGAAGACAAGTTGCAAACTTTCAAGAACCAATTTACAGATTTGAAAAATGTTAAAAGCAAGGGTAGTAAAAGCAACAATTAATTCCATTTGCAAGTGGCGAGTATACTTCGCTGGAGAATTACTCGCCACATTTGAGAATGAAAAAGATGCACGAGATTACGCAGAATTTATAGACAGACAATGAAAACAGATATAACACCCAAAGAAAAATCCGAAGAGCTTATCGCGAAATTTTACACTATTAATGCGGAAACGGTTGAATTGGTAGATGGAGATTTTGATATGATTCATTCACTCTCGGAAGACGATGCAATCAAATGTGCAAGAGTTGCAGTATATGAAATACTTGATCATTGCACAGAAGTAAGCAAATACTATTGGTTGAAAGTTCTTCAAGAGTTAATCCCAAACGGAAATGAAGATCAGGGTTAAACACAGAAACACAGAGATAGAACTTGAAGACATTAAGACCATCAATCACAATCTTGATATCATCAGTTTAATCAAAGCCATCTCACAACAGATTCAAGAAATAATCAAGGCAGAAAATGAAAACACCAATTGATCGCTTGGTTGAACACCTACGCACGGAGTTCCCCGATTTGGATATCAGCCCACACCTAATCTTCAATTTCAAGCAACTGGAGAAGATGGAACAACAACTCGCATACAATGCCGGGTTTGCATATGCAAAGAAAATGTACTGTGAAA